TCGAGAGCAACAACGGTGGCAGAGCGTTCGCGCGAAATATCAAGCGGATTCTGGAGACGGAATTAAAGAGTAACCGGACAGATGTGAGCTGGTTCCATCAAAGCAAAAACAAGGTAGCGCGGATCGTCAGTAACTCCACATGGGTTATGCAACATGTCTATTACCCGATCAACTGGCGGGACCGCTGGCCGGAGTACCACAAGGCCATGACAAGCTACCAGCGCGAGGGCAAGAACGCCCATGATGATGCACCAGATGCTACAACGGGCATGGCTGAAACGATGTACCTGGTGAATGGAGGTTAAGGGATGGGGTGGTTTAAATCAATGGTCATGAAGATGTTACGGATCACACCGGCGCAGGAGACAAAGCAAGTCATTATACGGGAGCCATTTAGCTACGGTACCAGTGTACTGCGTAATCGGTTATGGTATCGCGGCGACCCAAGCGAGCTGGAGCAGTTTTACCAGCAGACAGCCAACGACGGCGTAAGTAAGTCCCGATTCTGGGCAGCGGCACCCTCTGCCGGGTTGAGGATCAGGAAGATCCATTCCGGCTTACCCGCCATGATTGCGGATAGGCTGGCCGATATCGTCACGGCTGACCTTGATGCGGTATCGCTTAAAGCCCAAGGCGATACGGACACATGGGATGAGATCGCAGAGGATAACGTCTGGACGGAGGTGCTAAGTGCAGCAATCACGGAGACGCTGGCAACCGGTGACGGCGCGTTCAAAATTAGCGTCGACGCTTCGGTAAGTGAGTACCCGCTAATTGAGTTTTATAGTGGCGATCAGGTGGAGTACAAGCGACAGCGTGGCCGACTGCAAGAAGTGGTCTTCTGGACGGATTACCGGGTGGATGATAAGGACTATCGGCTGGAAGAGACATTCGGGCGTGGCTCAATTAAAACCCGACTGCTGAATGAATACGGAAAAGAGGTGCCGCTTACCACTGTGCCGGAGACGGCTAAGCTAATGCCGGTGGTCACGTTCAGCGGGGATTTTATGATGGCTGTCCCTCTTATGGTGTTCAAGAGTACGAAGTGGCCAGGCCGCGGGAAGTCGCTGTTTGACAGCAAGGCGGACAGCTTTGACGCACTGGACGAGGTAATCAGCCAATGGCTGGACGCCATTCGGGCTGGCAGGGTGCAAAAGTATATTCCTGAGGACATGATTCCGCGTGACCCTGAAACAGGCGCTCTCTTGCAGCCCAACCCATTTGACAATCAGTTTATACGGATTGGTAGCCCGATGGCTGAGGATGCCAAGGGACAGATCAACACGGTGCAGGCACAGATTGCTTATGAGGCGTTTGTTGCTTCTTACGCTTCGGCACTGGACATGTGCTTGCAGGGAATCATTAGTCCCTCTACCCTTGGGATTGACCTCAAGAAGACCGACAACGCCGAAGCACAGCGCGAGAAGGAAAAGGCGACGCTGTACACCCGAGGGAAGATCGTTGACCGGTTGAATGAGGTGATCCCGGAGCTGGTGCAAACGGTGCTGATGGTTAACGACACCATTAAGGCACGTCAACCGGGGGAGTATGAAGCAAGCGTCAGCTTTGGGGAGTATGCTTCACCATCCTTTGATGCTGTTGTTGAGACGGTAGGCAAGGCCCGGACGTTTGGAGTTATGAGCCTGGAGCGTGCCGTTGAAGAGATGTATGGAGACACCTGGACTAAGGAGGAGAAGGCCGCTGAGGTGCTGCTGCTAAAGGCTGAACAAGGAATGATGGAAGCGGAGGAACCCGAAGTGCGGGAGCGTGACGCACCTCCTGACGATGAGGGCGATGGCGGTGATGCATGATGGCGGACCGCGACCCATACAGCATACGGGATATATTCGAGGACATGGCGATGGGGCTCATAGCCAACATGAAGCGCAACCTCAGCCGACACCAAACTGCCGAGGAGGAAGAGGGCTTTAAGTGGGAACAGTGGCAAGCGGCCAAACTGCGCAACCTGACGGCTTATCGGCGGCGGAATCGCCTACTTATCAAAGCCGCAGGCGACAAAGTGGATCAGTTGGTGGACACGGTGGTTACGGAGAGCTTTGACGCTGGCTACAATGGCAATCCGAGTTTGTGGGATAAGTTGATCAACTTGGTGCTAAAGCCTTTTGGCCGTCGTCGCGTCCCATTGCAGGGCGAGGTGATTGTGCCGCCTAACATTAAGTCGGTCATCCCGCCGACGGTGCCGGACCTGGTTACTGGTGAGCCCAAGCCCATGCCATGGGAACAGTTGCCCCCGGAGCCGTCGGAAGAAGATTTCTTCCACATCAACGAGAAGAAGTTGGATGCACTGAGGGATGGCATCAAGAAGGACCTACGTAAGGCGACCGGCGCTGCTTACCGCCAGATGGAAGATGTGTATCGGCAAGTCATTTATAAGGCAAGCCATTACACAGCAGCCGGTGTCAAAACCATAGACCAAGCTGTGGACATGGCAACCAAGGACTTCTTGGACCGTGGCATTGACTGCATTACCTACGCTGACGGGCGGCGTGTCAACATCGCCTCTTATGCAGAGATGGCACTGCGTACCGTGAGCCAGCGGGCGACGTTTCTTGGGGAAGGGAAGAAGCGCGACGAGTGGGGCGTCTATACCGTAGTGATGAGCGCACACGCCAACTGTTCGCCGTGGTGTCTGCCATACCAGGGCACAGTGATGATTGACGATGTGTATACGTCCCTGACGGCAGAACGGTCGGCTCAGATGTCCAAGGATACCGGCTATGTGCTGCTGAGTACGGCGTTCAGAAACAACGCCTTTCATCCCGCGTGCAGGCACACGCTGGCAACTTTCTTCCCCGGCGTCAGTGTTCTTCCCGTTAAACCGGAGCCCGAAAAAGCTGCTGCGACTTACGAGGCCGAACAACGGCAGCGATATATGGAGCGCCAGATAAGGCAATACAAGCGGCGCGAGGTTGGTAGCCTTGACCCTGGCAATCAGGCGAAGGCGTCCAGTAAAGTCAACGAGTGGCAGGGGCGGTTGCAACAGCACATGGATGAACACGATGATCTGCGACGTGATAAGCGTCGCGAGGCGATTTCGGGCGAAGTATCCAAAGCGGAGCGAAAAGGGCTATTGAAAGCGGCTGAGAACAAGGCTAAGATTGAGGAAATACGCAAGCTCATCAAGTCAGATAAGCAACCCAAGAAGCTGCACCTCGGACAGCAGGGTAAGCATATTGAAGGACACAACAACTATGTTTCAGGCAAGAGTTATTTGACCATATCGCCTGATGAGGTGCAGACCTTGGTCGATATGCACGCCGGTACAGGTGAGGTTCGGTTGACTAGAAATGGCGAGTGGAACAGCAAAGAGATCATTCTGACAGATGAGCAGGTCGGCGTTTACATCGATCAGGATACAGCGGAAGAACTGGCACCGGATGGATTCACGATCCATTATGGCAAGAAAGGGACACACATCGTTCCGTATAGAAAGCAGAGGTGATGAAGGATGAATTTAAGAGAGTATGTGGGTAAACGAATACGGCTGACCGATATCGATGATCAAGTCTTTGAAGGCGACTGTACCGATTACACGCAGCCGCTTGATAATGACCCTGAGATCGCCAGCATCGGTATTGTTACGGAGCCGGGAGCTGGTTACAGCTATGAACTTTATGAGAATGAAATAAAGAGCATAGATATTATTGATTGAAGCACTCACGCGAATAGGCGAGGGTGCTTTTTGTTTGGGCTGCGGATGAGACTGCCGGAGCCCTCTTGCTCGTGGGCCGGAGCATATCGGCCTGACTCCCATAGCTGGAGAGCAGCTATAAAAATCTATGGAGGTTGGTACAAATGGATTGGTTAAAGGCACTTTTAAAGGCGCAAGGGTTGGATGATGCGGCGATTGAAAAGATTGTTGCCGACGCTGGCAAGGAATTGCCCAAGCACTACATGCCAAAGGACAAGTACAACGAGGCGGTAGAGGCACGGAAGCAGGCTGAAAAGGACGCCGCTGACCGTGACACGCAAATAGCGGAGCTTGGCAAAACGGCAGGCTTGTCCGAGGAACTGAAACAGCAAATTTCCACGCTGCAGGCTGCGAACAAAGAGGCCGCGGATAAGTATGCGGCTGACCTAAAGGAGCTCACGCTGACCAACGCAATAAAGACCGCGCTGTCCGGGAAGGTACATGACGAGGGGCTGGCTGCTGGCTTGATCGACAAGGCAAAGCTGGTTCTGGACGGTGATAAGGTTGTCGGCCTGGAGGAGCAGGTTAAAGGTCTCAAGGAGTCCAAAGCGTTCCTGTTCAAGCCGGAGCAGGCGCAACAGCAAAAGTCGCCGGGCTTCCAAGTTGGCGGCACGCCGCCAGCAACTCCACCGGCTGCGGAGGTAACGCTTAAAGATGCAATAGCATCGCATTTCCAAGCAACACAAAACTAATACGAGGTGATGAGCCATGGCGATTTTATTGTCAGAAGCAAAGAAAAACGTACAGGACGCCCTAACAGCGGGCGTGATTGACGAGTTTCAGAAGAATAACTTTTTGTTGGCTAACATGACATTTGATGACGCAGTTTCTCCAACTGGTGGTGGGGCGACGCTGACATACGGTTACACGCGGTTGACTACACAGCCTACGGCTCAATTCCGGGCAGTGAACAGCGAATATACGCCGCAGGAAGTTAAGAAGCAACGGCATACGGTTGATTTGAAAGTATTTGGCGGCGCATTTGAACTTGACCGGATTATCGCTGGCATGGGCGGTATTGCTGATGAAGTGCAATTACAAATGTCGCAGAAGATCAAGGCGGCGCAAGCGCTGTTTAACGACACAGTAATCAATGGCGACAGCGCGGTAGATGCCGAATACTTTGACGGCCTGGACAAGGCCCTGACGGGTTCCAGCACGGAATTTACTCCTACTGCCGCTATCGATCTTTCCACCTCCGCCGCAACCGATACAAATTATAATGTGTTCCTCGATATCTTGGATGAGTTTCTGATGGGCTTGGACGGAAAACCGTCCGCGATCATGGGGAACCTTAAACTCATTGCTAAAATAAGAGCCGTTGCTCGTCGGGCTGGGAGGTTTACGATTCAAAAAAATCAATTTGGCGAAAACGTTGAAATGTACAATGAAATCCCACTAGTAGACCTTGGAGAGAAGTCTGGAACCAACACCCCTGTTGTTGGTACGAACCAATCTACGGGAGAAACGTCGCTGTATGTAGCGCGCTTAGCGTTGGATGGTTTTCACGGTGTGTCAATGGCGGGGCACCCCCCTGTAAAAGCATGGCTGCCTGATTTCAGCACAGCCGGAGCCGTTAAAAAGGGCGAGGCGGAAATGGTTGCCGCCGTAGCGTTGAAACGTACAAAGGCAGCGGGTGTTATGCGTAAAATCAAAGTCCAATAAGGAGGGGCAACCATGAAGTACAAAGATGATTTAGCTAATGGATATGTAAACGGCTATTACGTCGGGTTGCGTGCAGGAACGCCTACGCCCGACAAGCTTGAAGCGGAGGCAGACGGCTATGAGGTGCAGCGGGGCACGATCCGGCATGGTACCGTTACGCCGGATGCACTGGAGCCAAACTACCCGGTACCGGATGATGAGGAGGGCGAAGGCTGATGGCAAAGGTAATTGCACCGAATAGGCAGTACACTGGATTGTCGGCTACCGTACCCTTCCTTAATGGGGAGGGCGAGACGGACAACGAAAACCTACTCCGGTGGTTCGAGGAAAAGGGCTACGAGGTTCAACGGGACACGGTCCAGTCAGAGTCCGAACCGGAGCTGCCGCCTGCAGGTGATCAAACTGACGAAGTGCCTCCGGGTGAAGAAGCGGAAGCTTCCGAGCAGCAGGATACACAACAAGAGCCTGAAAAGCCTGCCGCTCCTCGGAAAGGCAAGTGATTCTATGGCCTACGCGACCACAGCGGAATATGAGCAATACGGTAGCGGCCAGATCCAGGCTGATGATCTTCCCGCGGCGCTAGAGCGGGCCAGCGATCAGGTTGACCAATTAACCTATAACCGTATTGTTGCCTCCGGGCTGGCCGGGTTAACGCCGTTTCAGCGGTTGAAGGTAATTAAAGCGGTCTGCCAGCAGGCGGACTTTTTTTATGCCTACGGTGACTTCATCGACAATCCAACGGGCGGTTATTCTGCCGGAAGCGTGTCGGTTACATTCAAGGCGGTTGTAGGCGCTGGTGGTATCCAGACTACACAGAGCGTGGCGAGCCTGCTGGCAGCAACCGGACTGACATCAAGGGGGTTATGCTGATGCGGGGTAAATTGCCTTTCCCGCGCTGGATTCTGAATGCTCAGGTGGAGGTTGTCCAGACTGAACTGTCTGAGGACGGGGAGCCGGTTGAAACAAAACTGTATGCCGGCCCCTGCAATTTTGATGAGAAATCAAAGCAGGTGCTGGACGCGGAGCGCCGTCTGGTCCGTCTCAGCGGCAGAATTATCATTGAAGGCGACATAGCCCCCGGTCAGCACATTGAGGGGCTTGTCCGCGTTTCCGGTGTGGAGCGCACGATTTACCGGACGAAAAGGCCACGCAATCCAGACGGCAGTATTTTCAGTACTGAACTGGAGTTGATGTAGCCCATGAAAGTTACGGCAAAAGTTACGCTCAACAAGTCTGCACTACAGCAACTGGAGCAGATCCAGCAGAAGGCGCTTGAAATGACTACGGAGGCAGTGAAAACGGATATTGTCACTTCTGCCGTTGTGCCGAAGCAGACGGGTGAACTGGAGCGCAGCAGCTTTGTAGAGGTAAAGCCGGGCATAGGCCGCATCATATTTGGTACGCCTTACGCCCGGCGCCTGTACTGGCATCCTGAGTATGATTTCCGCCAGGACAAAAACCCAAATGCACAGGGCAAATGGATGGAGTCCTATCACTCTGGAGACAAGCGCGCATGGGTCAACAAGACCTTCGCCGCTTTTGTAAAGCAGGTGAGCAAGGGGCTGATAAAATGATTACCCTGGGAGAGTTTAGGGATTGGCTCAAGACACAGGTCAGCAGTCCCAAATGGTACAGCGGCAAGATCGACGGCAAGCAGGAACAGTGTATCGGCTTATACAACACAACCGGTGCCCCACAACGGCTTGCTGTCGGCGGCCCTGCTGCCACAGGCTATGTGGTCAAAGCGGTATCCATCCTGGTTCACTGGAGCAAAAACGCCGATACGGCAGAACGTAAAGCGCAGGAGGTCTATGCTGCGCTATTTGGCGTGTCCAATGTCCAGATAGGCAGCAAGAGGGTGGTCATGTTCCGGCTGCCTCAGGCGCAGCCTGTGAGCGTCGGAGCGGACGACGAAGGTGTCTATGAGTATGTCATTGAGGTACACATCTATCATGAGAGGTAGGGATGGGCATGGCGACAGTAACAAGCGGTGTATTTCCCGTGTTCAATATTGCGTTCAAAATTGGCACGATGGGCCGGACGAGTACCGCCGCACAGATGGTTATTATCAAAGAGATGGAAACATTCACGATCGCCATTGATACCAATGTCGAAGAATGGACGCCGATGGAAACGGAGGGCTGGGTCCGCCGGTTGGCAACGGGTAAAGGCTTTGCGATCACGCTCAACGGCAAGCGGCATGTTGGCGATCCGGGCAATGATTATGTGGCAAACACGGCATGGAAGTCCGGCCTTGACTGCTCGAGCAAGTGCAGCATTGAGTTTCCCGACGGAAGCAAATTGGAGTTTGACTGCATTGTGAATGTATCAGCTCCCAACGGCGGCGACAGCACGGCGGTGTCGGCACTGGAATGCGAGCTTATGAGCGATGGCAAACCGACATACACACCCGCATCAAGCGGCCAATAACAGAGAGGAGCTTAACCAATTATGGCAAAGACAATTGATATTTCGGGGAAATTAACCAATGAGCGCCCGGTGCTGAAACTGAGTAAGGATCTGGCGCTTCCCGTGGATAACCGCAAGAATACCGTCCTCAAGCTGGACCAGATGGAGGAGGCAGGCCCGGATAAAATTCTGGCGTTGCTGCTTGGAGATGACGGGGCCGCCGCCGTTGAAGCGCTTGACCTAAGCTTTGATGA